GGTTGATCCATACCACCGGGTGTCCCCGATGGCGCTGAAGTTAGATCAAGCGTATGCCCCGGCAGTGCGTGAAGCACTGCCACTCACAAAGCCCATACGCGGGCCTATACATAACTCACATCCTCTCCATACTTGTTGTGCATACAAGCAGCAAAGAATGTTGAGCTAATGTATACTCCGGGAGCTAACCGTAGTAAATCCAAACAAAAGTTTAGATAAGCTTGCACAGGATCCATTTCCCCGAGGATCTGAGCGCAATCGCTTTGGGCAACTCTCCGGATGAGTTGATGGTCGACTTCGCCAAGAGCCGCCTGGTCGACCATCAGTGGGGGGCGCTCCTGGCCCACCTCTCCATCGTCCTCATTCACATGGAACGCTTGTCTGAGCGCTTTGAGGTACAACGCGTCTCCCTCAGACGCCATAGCAACCACGCGCTGATATGTGTTGAACCAAACGATACACGATTCAACGTCAGTCAGGCCGTTGCACACCTCCTGAAACAACTCAGAACGCCGCTGAGCGCGCGGGAAATTGTGAACTGAGCGCATTGTCAAGGAGCCGAAAGATCTCAACAGGACGGCGGGGTCGGAGACAACTTTATATTCCATGTCATCATCGAAAAAGAAGGCACCCAGGAAGGAGACTTCAGACATGTTTGGTGAACTCTTGCGCGTCACCTTATAACCACAATTATCTAATGCGATATCACCAGCATTTGCGTAGGCATAACAAATCCACATTGATGCCATTGTGTTGAGGGCAGTTGTTAACACGGAGCCAGAGGGTAAGACAAGACCATCATGATCAAACCGAATGTACTCTGAGCGATTCTCTGGGTTGTATAGGAAATAGGGAAGACTTGTCTGTGCAACAGCACGATGCGTATATCGTCCCTGGGATGTATTAACAAGCATCGAGTCAATCAGCTCGAACATGCCAGTAGTGTGGCTAGCGTCGCATGAGCTTATATCCAGCTCGATGAATTCGAGCTCACCGAGCTCAGTCTTGACCACCATCCAAATGTCATCACCGTGAGACAAACTAGCTGTGGCGCGCTGGCCTAGCTGCCAATTCAGATCCACAAAGTCAAGGCTTTGGCGAACGCACCGCTCAAGAGCCTGCTTGCCCACTTCAGAAATCGCGCGGTCTAATTTGCTAATGTCGCGGATTGGGTACAAAACATTGATGTGTTGCCAGTAAACGTCAGGTTGAGCTATGTCTGGGTCGCCATTAAATCCTGTGCGCACTCGATGCTGGAACTGCAACTCATCACCATCTTCTC